CAAGTTGCCGAAGGCTATTTGGCCTGGAAGTGGGGCTTAAACACTAGTTTACCAAGCAATCATCCGTACAAGAATAACGCACCATCACCAAACACTGTCATAACCAACTGGTCACCCAACAGCCTTTATGGTCTGACTTTGTGGCTAGACGGTGCTGACCCTGCAGGTACTGGTCACTTAACTGCCGGTGGCACCAGTCTAACAACATGGACGGATAAGTCAGGAACCAGCCACAATGCAACCCAGTCAACTCAAGGCAATAGACCTGTCACACTTATGAATGGCGGTGTCTATTTTTCCGCTAGCGCGTCAAATCGGATGGTGTTCAATACACCTGTTCCCTTACTCAACACTATGACCTGCTTCTTTGTTACATCGGCATCGTCTGCAGGTGGTAACTCTGTACTCTATGATACAAGCGACGGTAATAATGCTATACATTTTAATTATTCTGCACCTATTCAGCAATATAATGTATCTTCAAGCGATGGTGATTTTATTGGCACTACACCACCATCGGTAAATCTTTACAATTATACACTGGTTGAAAATACCAGTAACGTTGGCTATTACATGGGTAGCCAAGTGTTTAATTATTCATCTGTTACAACAACAGCAAATACTATGACATATTTAGGTTCACTGTCAAATTCAACAAATTACTTCGACGGTGTCGTCTATGAAATGCTTATTTACAATTATGCCTTGTCAACCGCAGAGCGCCAGGTGGTCGAAGGCTATTTAGCTTGGAAATGGCAAACACAATTCAGCTTACCTAGCAACCACCCCTTTTATAACGACGCTCCCGCAATCAACGTTTTGGCGCCAATCCTTATACTCAAGGCGAAGGACTATAGTGGGTCAGGCACCTGGTTAGATGCGTCAGGAAAGAATAACAACGCAACCAAGGAAAACGGTACTATAGCCAAAAACACAGCCGGTAATGGTATAGTCTTCGATGGTTCCACGTCTTGGACTTTGTCCACTCTTTATATAACTAACGCTTGGTCAGTCAACATCTGGTTCAAAAAAACGGGCTCAACGCTAGGTGGCTTAATAACACAAAACTTTTCCGGTTCTATCAATGTAAATATAGGTGACTGGGGTAATGGTGGTTATCAAGGTGCATTATTCGACGGTGGTCAACACCTAGGAACAGTCTTTAATGTAACAAATAACGCTTGGACAAATATTCAGGTCACCTGGGACGGTGCAAATATGAATACCTATATTAATGGCACACTGTTAGGTTCAACTCAACCTGGTGGCGGTGCTACAGACAACGGTGGAGTATTGCGTCTAGGACAAGGTTTTGGTGGAGATTACACAGTTGGTGAAATAGGCGAAGTCCGAATTTATAATTACGCTATTAGCCCAGGTCAAGTTACAGCAGACTATAATTCTTCATTAGGCGATTACTAAATGTAGTTATTGCCAAACAAAAATTAAATCAAATAATTAAATTAAGTATTTGATATAAAAATAATAAGGCTATTATAATTTTGAGCTTGAATCTAGGTATAAACTGACAAACGGTAAGGTTGACTGTAAGACACGTTGAGAATCCACATATATAACCCAAGCATTATATAATATCAAGCTGTTTTCAGCAGAAATCTTGATTGCTTTACCACCACTATGACTACAATCTGTTATAATATCTATAGAACCGCCACTCTTATAAAAAGCCACCTTCCACTGGGGTATATAGAGCTCCTTAACCGAACTACCATCACCACGCTTTCTTAGCACGACAAAGGCATTCATTTCTTGAGGATTAAAAAATGCAGGTGGTTGTGACGGTAAGCCTGTATTTATGTGAACCGGTGTTGAATCTCTGCTCTGGTCTTGACCCATTTAGTAAAATAAAATACATTAGTTTTAAGTCAATAACCACGCCCAGTATTCATATATAAATCAAACTCTTCATAAGGTTCATCATGATTGTTATCTTCAACAATCTGTACCTTCTTATATAACCAATGGATATATAAGGTGACAAGCGCACATAGGATAAGTGTAAAGGGACCGCCAAAGGCTACCATTATAGTCAAGGGGTCAGGCTCTGAACCCACTAAGACCAGTTGCTTATTGTTGGGCTGAAATATTAGATTAATACGGTCATCCTGAATTATAAAGTCACCATCAGACTCACCAACTAAGGCTAATGACGGGGCAGTAATTAAATACTGACGCTGTTCAAAATACGTTCTGTTCTGAAGATTAATCAGAATAAGACTCAAAATAGATGCACAAGTCATAAGTATAGAAATCAACATTTTTTTACTGTAATAAAAATGTTTAAACACGTGTCAAATTTAAATCAAAAACACCCCTATTTTATTCCATGTATATTTAGATGACATCTAACATAGTAAAAAATAGTGAAACAGTATATTTCACCTTTGGTCGTTTTCAACCACCAACTATAGGACATCGTATTTTAATAGATTTTGTTGCAAAAAGCGCCGAAAAAATAGGTGCAGATGCTCTTGTATTTGTGTCCAGCACAATTAACAAATTGGGTAAAGCTCCTCCAGATGGTGAACTTGCGGTCAAGACAGGCTTCAAAAATCCACTTGATGTTGCTTATAAAATATCGACACTGACAAAAATGTTTCCCGAAGAAAAGGTTCAGTATGTAAATACTGAAATACATATTTGTAATAATCCTTTTAAGGCTATTGAATTTTTATTAGCCCTAGGTTATAAACAGCTATATTTTATAGTAGGTAGCGATCGTTATCCAGAATTCAACGAAAGTGTAAATAAATATGTTAAAAAGTTTAAGATAACAACGCCAGTTACAGTTGTATCCGCTGGTCAAAGAATTAATAACAAGAATAGTGAATCTGCAACTACCATGTCTGGAACACGTATGCGCAACGCCGCTACAAAAAAAAATTTTGCCAGTTTCAAAAAAGGTGTAGCGACTCCTAGTTTTGCTAATAATAATGTTATGAATCTGATGCATAAGGTACGGTCAGGTCTAGGATTGCGTGGTGGTCGTACAAGAAGACACCGTTAATTCAGCTCATAATGGATAACCTTACAGGTGTATGCAGTCGCAATCCGGTTCAGACACTTGTTACTGTAGTCCATTAGATTGGTCAAGGCCATCTTAGCCTCCTTCACGTCACCATCATTAATAAGCTTCCTGAAAAGGTCACCTGCCACTGTATAGGCCATCTGATAGACTTGATTCTTAGCCACAGACTTGCGATAGGCCTTATCCACCTCCTGTAGCCGTGTCTTGAACTTATTCATATCAAGCTCCTGAATCAAATACTTGACACGAAGTTCATGGTTATCTGGAACCTGAGTATTTAGGCGACGACGAATGGTCTCTTCTACATGAATAAATAACCGATGAATATAGGTAATTTGCTCATTGACTTCCTGAACCACATTGAGCACATCGCTCAGTCTGGGAAAGCCTCCACAGGCCTGGTCACCAGGATTACGGGGCAAACCTCCATGAGCACGGGCCCACTGATAGTAATGGGGGTTGTGTGTGTGACCCACCTCAATCTGACCTGTGCGCCAGCTAAAGGTAGTATGACACTGCGTACACCACATCTGGTCACAACCGTCAATCTTGGAAATCAGTGTGGCACACTTAGGACAACCCTTGGCCTCAGCCTTGAGTGCCTTAATGGTGGCGACAGTATCGGCGTTACACTCATGATTCATCGCCTTCACCTCATGGCAACCCTTACAGACCTGAACAAGGCAAAGACCGCAACTAAAGTCTTCCTTAAGAAAACCTGCACAACCAGTCGTAATACAGGCCTTCAATACAGTGCGCGTTTCACTCTTTGTATCAAAACCAGTCCATGAACGCAAGCCCATACTACTAATGACAGGCCTACAAGCACTAATCGTACGATGTGGCACAATCAAATCCGCCTCATTCTTCCAGCTAATCTCAAGAAAGTCCAGTGAAGTTTCATCCAATCCTGCAGTCTTTGCCTTGAAATCCGACTGAATAGCTTTCACCAGCTCCGAACATTGCTTACTCATGGCTAGGGCTTTCTTATACTGCTCTGCTGCTAACTGCGTCCCAGGAAGACGTGCTCTTTCAGTGTCAAACAACATCTGAGCCCTATAGGGCTTATAGCTCTTAGTACGCCAGCTTAGTGACGTGTTATCAATCACGTAGTCGTCAGACAGTGTAACTCTACACTTCATACAGTTGGGTGTCAGCGTACTGTTGAGCAAGTAGGTCTGAAAACAGGCCTGACACGATGTTACATCACACTTATTGCAATATACAGTCGTGCTCCGATTCTCAAAGCATACGGCACACTCAGGCATCTTGTGATTTCTTTTGACCACAACAAATGAAAAACCAAATAAATGTCTTCAACTTTTTGTAGTGGCGGGCCAAAGCGGCGCACCAAAGCGGCGCACCAAATCAAGTGAATCGAAACTCATCATCAGTGAACACCTGGTACTGCTTAGTAATACAACTATATTGAGTCTCCACCTGTTTCAAACATTCATTGGCATACAGGAGCAGATTATGAACGGTCAATAAGACCTTATCGACGTCACTATCAAACATGAAAGCACGATAAAGGTCGCCAGATACAGTATAAACCATCACATAAATCTGATTCTTAGTCAGATTCTTGCGATAAGCCTTATCCCGTCGCTGAAGTGTAGTCTTCATCTTGGCTTCATCGACCATCTTACATAGAAACTGAACCCGCAAATCATGGTTATCCGTAGCAGTTACAGGAAGACCCGAACCATAAAATCTATCAAAATGCCCGATTTGCCGATGATATTCCATGACTCTATAAATCTTCTTCTGATTTTCCGTAATCACACTATAATCGCGTGTCCTATCCATATAGCCAATATGGCTATAATCCAATCCATCAAATCGTCCGACTAGAAGATTCAAATGGGGAAAGCCACCACAGACCACATCACCAGGAGCCCTCATTAGACCCCCATTCTTACGCATGTACTCATAATAGTGAGGATTATGCGTATTGCCCGCCTCCACTAAGCCCGTACGCCAACTGAAGGTCACATGACACTGCGTACACCACATCTGGTCGCAACCGTCAATCTTAGAAATCAGTGTCCCACACTTGGGACAGCCTTTTGCCTCAGCCTTAATAGCCTTAATAGTTTCCACATTATCGGGATTACACTCATGTACATCCGATTCACGAATCTCATGACACTTCTTACAGACTGACACCATACACATAGTACACTTAAAATCCTTGTCTAGAAAGGCCACGCATCCGGCTGCAGGACAGGCCTTGACAACCACACGCTCCGCCTTCTTTTGGCCCTCTAGACCATCAGCATCAACAAGACCGCGAAGACCATATGTTTTCACAACGGGCTTGTAAAGAAGCAAAGTCCGATTGTAGGGTTTACACTGCCGTATCAACTTATTGCGACCCCTAATTAGCGTTCGAATAAGCTTGCTATCGGCATTATTTAGTTTTGCGTATTCAGCCCGAATCTGTACTGTAATTTGCTCCTTCTGTTCACTCAGTTTGTTCCGTTCCAAAACTGCAGGCTCAACAATCCCAACGGCATTTTTGTAGTTTTCTGCATAGCGCTGTGTTCCAGGAAGGCGGGCCCGTTCAATATCAAAGAGTAGATTCTCCCTATAGACCTTATAAGTCTTTAACCGCCAACTTGACTTGGTATTCAAAATGACAAATTCATCGCTAAGAGCAACCTTGCAATGCATACAGGTGGGTGTCAATGTACTGTTAAGAAGGTAAGTCTGAAAGCAAGGTTGACATGATTGTCCCATACATTTGGCACAATTGACCCACAGTACTGTCTTTTCAGTACAAATAATACAGTCTTCTGCCATTTTAATAAACATCATATCATTATATTGTATTCAATTTTTTATTTTTTAAAAACCTAAAGTAGAATGGTAAATAAAGCAGTTGTATTTGAGCTTAATGATAAAGGTGGATTTTACTCAGTGTTTTTCTTTCTAATTCAATCGTATATTTATGCAAAGAAAAACAAATACGATTTTTTTATAAGACATACAAATTGGTATTATATGTACGAAACCGGTTGGCATGATTATTTTACATCATTAAACCTATTTAGTGAAGATTATAAAGAAAAATATAGTGAAATAATATACTGTGCTCATGTAACAATTCCTAATATACCTAATTATACTCTAAATGAATATATAATTGCAATTAAGGAAATTTATGTATTGAAGCCAATATTGTTAGAAAAATCAAATAATATTATACAAACCCAAATTAATGACCCGTATTTTCATGCTATATTTATTAGACGTGGTGATAAAATATCATGTAAAGAAGCAAAATATATCGAAGTTTCAGATATTTTAGCCTGTATAAATCTACCTGCTTCCTGTAAAAATCTGTTCGTTCAGACCGACGATTGTAGAGTTATTGATGAAATTAAAAAAATATTAGGTCCTAAAAATATAATTGTACATTCTACAGTATTTGATAACAAATTTGGCTCATATTCAAAAATCTGGAATAATTATAGTTCTGAAGAGCGTAAAAAACAAACAGAAGAAATGTTAATAGGTCTTCAAATATGTTTACAAGCATGTAGTATATACACTGATTTTACTTCGAATGTAGGCCGATTTTTAAAATTATCAAATTATGATAAAGTAAAATTTTATATGCATAATAAAAAATTAGCCCTAGATAAACCTGTTAGAAATCCAGCATGGGGATTTTATTTATAGTTAATATTTGATAAAATTGATGTATAATAGAACAAAAAATCATCATAAAACAAACATGCAAACATACCAAGAATTTCTGGATGATGACGATTATACCAGATATGGCCCGGATACCCATATAGTTAGATTATGTGTATCTGTATGGTTAGATAGAAAGGATACCAATGTTGAATTTGATATGTTTAACATGGAAATACACACCTTGCCTCCATTACCGCCGACCATGAAGCGACTAAAATTAGGTGGTCCACATCTAGTGTATATTCCATCAGGAGCTTTACCGGCTCAATTAGAAGAACTTGTTTGTACATACACAGGCAGTTTACGAAGATTTCCACCAATGCCAAATTCACTGGTTTCAATCATAGTTCCCCACACACAAATTACCAGTTTGCCAAAATTACCAGTAACTATAAAGCATATTGTTGCCGACTCAACCAAGATTAGAACGTTACCAGATTTATACACAGGGTTAGAAACCCTCTGTATTAATGATACACCCATCAGGGCCTTCAAAAAGAATCGTTTGCCAGAATCACTATTGAGATTAGAAATAATCGGTACCAAAATTACCACCTTGCCAATTTTACCGCCTAAGTTACATACGTTAATTATATCTAGAACCGATATCAGCATCTTACCAGAGTTGCCGATGACAATCAAAAAGCTATGGTTTAGCAATTGTAAAAAACTCCTTATCCAACCCACTTATTATGTGACATGGTTATCAACCTTGGAAGATATCCAAAATTACGCCTTACAATGGGCTGAATATCATGAAAAGGAAAGGCAAAAACTACGTTATAAAAAACGCATAGACATTATCAAGAAGGAACTTATAACTAGAACTACTCAGCAACCTCCTCAATCTCATTGCGGACTGAAGACACATAGGCCTTTCTAATCGCGTTAATACCTAACTTCTTCTTGGTCTCACGCTGAAAGATAGACAAAATACGCTGACTGAGTGTATTTTTCAACATAGGCTTGCCATCGACCTTTACAAACAAGTAGGGAAACTTATTAAAGTTGGCCCAAGTGTGAAGAACCTTGACCAAAGGATAAGGCGCCTTAATGGTGACGTGGTCAGAATACACAATCACAGCAGAGCGCTCCTTCAACAATATATAATTATTGGCTTCCGCTGGCACCACACCTTTAATAACCTTCATACGGACATACTCACAACGTGAAGGAGGTAAAAAGGTGTACATACACAGAATTACATAATCTAGCAAAAAATTCTTGGGGTCTTTGGTTGCCTTCTTTTCTAATGACTTGCGAATATCAAGAATTTCATTCCACGTTATAGAATCAATGGACTTCTTCTTGGGTGGGCGTTGAGTCTTTTTAATGTAAGCCATCATGTCAGTATCATACTGCTTGGCAACTACGGAAAACTGTGGGTCCTTCAAATTCTCAATGGTGTGGTGAATGGCAATATAGTAGGTTTTCTTACTACTGGGCGAAAGCGATAGTTCCTCAATCCACTCATGAACCGTGTCGTAATCAAGTAAAAAATCCATGTCACCATCATCATCGGATAATCCTAGACCGCGCTTAACCCGCTTCATAGCCCGCCAATATGCATCTTCCGTTTTCTCTGTAATAGAGCGCTTCTTAGCCTCATTGCGTTGATTCGTCTTCTCCTCCTCTGTAACGACTGGGCCACCATTGACAAGGCTAGTCATTATTACTTAATTAATACAAACAAATAGCCGGGGATAAACTCAGCAATAGATTACCTGGCCTTGTCCAAATACTTCGTAAGACCATCCAAAACCGCTTCCTTCATTTCTTCATGAACCATACTAAATAACAGACAATTCTGTAAAATCGCAACTAAGCCCAGGTAGGGTGTTTGCTTCTTCACATACTGTAAGGCCTCAGCCTGTGCAACAACAGCCGTTTCACATATAGAAAAGGTCTGTATAGCCACAAACTGAAGCATAAGACCGTTCTTTCTAACGACCGATAAACACAGCTCTTCATCTTGAAATTCGGGTTTCACAAACGCAAAGGCATTACAGTTCTGTTCACATGCCACCCTACACAAGTCAAACGTTTGAACAGGTACAAAGGCTAAGGCCAGTCCATTTTGGCGTACTGCAAGACGGCAGATAGTTTCAGTTTTATTTAAGACATAACGCAGACTCAATCCATTTTCTTGAACTGCAGTTATACACAAATCGTCAGTCTGTTTATGTACATGCTCTAGACATCGCCAATCACTTCGAAGAACCTCAATAAGGTGCTGTCGCATTTCAGTAAACAACTATATTATATCATTATAATCAATTTTTTGGGGCTCGGTATAAGGCAAGTATAAATCAAATATAATTTTTCTGAGACTAAGATTAGTAGATGTCTGAGGCGCAGCTGGACCATGAAGCGCTGGACCAAGAGGCGCCGCTACCAGTTCCTTGTAAAAAATGCGGTGTCAAAAACGCGGCGGCTAATTGCGCCTGTGATTACAAGGGTGAAAAGATGGATGATTGGACTCCCCTAGTAATAGCTAGTCTAAAAACCCGTTTTGGTGCCAAGACCGACCAGCTATTTACCCTTTTGAAAGAAACGCAATCATTAATTTCAGGTGGCTCTGTCTTAGCTGCCTGTATAGGTGAACCCATTGAGAAGCAAGATACCGATATTTATGTTCCTGTAGCTAATATTCCCCGATTCTTGGCCGAATTAGTTAAACCAGAATCTCCAGATAATGAACCTATATTTCCTGCAACCCTTTTCAGTAGATATGCAGCCTCTTTCTACTGTACTTCTTTCTTAAGAAAAAACGGTATTCGTAAGGTCTATAATTTTGCTATAGGTGATAAAGAAGAAAAGAAAGCCGAAGTTGACGTAATGGCTGTGCGCAACAAACGTGGACCCTTGGCCGTAGTCAACAACTTCGACTTAACCTTTTGCCAAGTGTGGTTTGACGGAGTCGACGTATATGCCAGTCATCCTGAACACATCAAAACCAAGAAGGGAGAATTACAATACGACTACTGTATAACCTTGCTAGAAGGTAATCGCTTTCTAAAACGGCGCATTAAGAAATATATGACTAGAGGGTTTGATATACGTTTTAATGAGCAACTGGGAACAGAAGATGCCTTTAGTCAGATTCTTAGTAATCTTAGACATAGAGGGGACGGCAGTAAAAAAGTCATTTGTACGAATTCCTTAGCGTTAAGAGATAAATTTGCCGACGAAGATTTTGCTAAACGATGGTACTATCGCATAGCTATGCGTTATTTTTTGGGAATTAGAGACAGTCAAGACAAAGACGATAAGCCTCTTCTTATTTTACCTCTAATAAAGAATATATATTATAACCAGGAAGATGACAAAGATAATATAATAAAAAGATTACGTTCAGATGACATAAAAAATTATCATATTGAAAAGGATGATGGATACGATACGGACACTATGGATGACGCTGAATTAAAAAGTATAGCACAGAAAAACTATGTTCTTAAGGAAAATGAAGTCGCTGACGATATTATGAAATTTTATCGTGTATCCACAAATCTTGTTATCAATAGTAAAAAAGAAGACAGGCGTGGTAATTTCACTCTTGCTAAATTAGCCAACTATAAGTACGGACAACCAAATCCTATTTATGGTCCCGAAAAAGCCCGTAGTTTACTTAATCTGATTGAAACCAAGGCCCTACGCCAAGGTGATGACTTATTTGGTGAAACGGGACCCCTGTACGACATTCACTATCACCCTGAAGATGGTGCCACAACAAGAAAGAGTCTAGAAGAGTACTTGGGTAGCACCATGGGTGGCGACGAATATGATGTCAAGTGTTATTATTCAGCAGCCGGTTGCGATATGAAGCTAACACTCAATACTATCAAGGCCTTAGTCAGCCCTGAATTCTATAAGCTCTATAGTGCTCCTAGACCCAAGAAGAGTGGTCTCAATTTAGAGGTCGACAACTTTGAAGCCGTCTTCAGAAATATCAAAACCGTGGACCCCGCCTGGGGTAATATTTACCACGCCACCATGTGCCCCTATTGCTTGAAGTTTGAAGAACGCGGTTATGGATGCGCCATTATGGTACATGAAAATCCCAAGGGTCTTCCAGGTAAAGATGCACCTTTTTGCCAAGCTGGTCGCCAGGTTAAAGAGCTTATGACCAAGTATAAAAATTTGGGCAAACGTTTAGAAGATGGATACGTTCATATGGAATTCTGCGTTGAATGTGGTCGCCCCTGTGTAAATCACAAGCATTTCAGCCTTGATTTAACCACGTTGATAGAAAATCAACAAATACCTGACCCCAGCCATCCAGGTCAAATGATGTACGACTATGGCACCTGCCCAGGTGGTGGTCGCCCTGAACTCATTGCCCGCATGATGGCCGTCCGCGACGTTTACAGACGTAAAAATCTACGTGTTCCCGATGAAGAGCGCCTCCAAGCAGCCAGAGCTGCCGATGCAGCCCCTTTAAACCCTGCCTTAATGGCCAGAGCCACTGACCTGTGGGCTAAGGCCAAGCCTGGCTTAGATTGGAATGAAAACAAAAACAAGGCTATACAAGATGCCAAAACGGCGGCTAAAGACGCTGGAAAATCGGATGTGGAGCAACGCGACGCCGGCCTAGCCGCAGCCAAGGCTTACCAAACGGCCAATCCTGAACCACCACAATTACAATGGGATATAATAGCGCCCAAGACCAAGATGTATAAGGACCCCCTTTATGAACGTGATGGTGCAGTCAATGACCCTAATTACACACAGTGGATAGAAGCTCCAGATAGAGCTAGCCAACCCATACCCAATAGTCCACCCAGTGTCGAAGCCAATAACTGGAATGAGAAAGCAATTGAGTTCTTAGCTAATATCACATCCAATAAAGGTGTTATGCGCGAATTTAATCCTACTATCAAAGCAGAAATAGAAGAAGATTTAGAACAAGCACAAGAATATTACGATACCTTTGATGAAGGTGAGCCCCAACTAATTGACCGTAATATGGTGAGTTGCTTAATTATGCTGTATGTATATTTACAGGAAGGGTTCGGCCCGCAAAAAAAATTAATCGCCAGCCTCTTAGCAAAGGCTCATTTTATTGGCGGTGATAATATTAAGAATAGAATTCATACATTTGATGTCGGAGAAGCCAATCAACCCAAGCTAGAAGAACTCAAGGTTGCTATGAAAGCCGAACTTGACAAGCTATTTGCTGTTGCCGGTGGCACCTATAAACGTCGCCGTGGTAAACCTTCTAAAAAGACTAGAGTAACACGTAAAAGCAAAAGCAAAAGCAAAAGCAATGCCAAGAATTAAAACCTTTACGGTTGTCAAAAATAAAAACCAGCTATTAACCATGTCAAATACTTAACTTAAGTATTTGACAGTAAGGATAATAGTTAATAAGAAAAATGATTTTCTTATTAAAAAATATTAAGATGTCATCAGGCCAACGTCAACCTAGTCAGAGACCCAATAATACTGTAACAGCAGTAATCCCAGGTCCCAAAGGTACTTGGTATGGTCAAGGTGGCGACTATTATCAAGAACTTAACATCGACCCGCGTTATTCCTCCGTTTTTACCGTAGATATGTCAAACTTGACTGCATCAATTGGTCCAGATATTTCTTACAATGGTGGCGTATTTACCAATCCTAAGATATTCTATTTTACGCTTGTTACTGACCCCAAGATAGCTAAAAATTATCCCGGTTTAGAGTTCACAATTAATTTTGTGAACTGTAAAGCTGCAGTTTCTAACTCAAATCCTGCCAATCCTGCAAAAGTTTGTATAGATTTTTATACTGATAAAAATAACGGCGATATATTATCTACACCTGAAGCCATGCAGTATTTTAATAGCTTAAATGTAACATTAAAAAGCAACGGTGAAGCCTTTGTTGTAACAGGAAGTGGTCCAGTTGCTTGGTCCTTGGTCGCCTATGATAATTAAGCACCGTCAAAACAAGGGCACCATAAGTTTATTTGCCTGTAGTTCACAAAGCCAACTATAAATGATTTCAAAGAGCGCAATATCGTTATTGATTGATGTGAGCGTATAATTTTTATGAACAGAGGCTACAACATTTTCCTTAGTGACTGATTCACCATGTGCATTGGTAGATTTCTTCAAACTAACAAGGTCGGCTATCATGGCCATCTTATTATTATAAACCACTCCGTGACACTCATGAGGTCTAACAGCAAGTGTGATTTTAATACTATTTACATTATTAGTTCGCGCGTTAAGAATGGGAAGAAATAGTTCAAGTTGTTCAAGTGTACATGGATTCATTTCATCAAATAGATTTAATAACTTATTAAATCAATTTTATTATAGTTAACTTCGTTATTGTATGTTTCCTTTTGGTAAATCATAAAATACTCCTGAATCAAATAATTTTGGTCGCTTTACACATGGACGTATTTTCTTTAACCAAGTCGTCATAATTCGCATGATTTCTGGTATATTGTCACTACCGGTAAGCACGCCAGTTTCAGATATTAAAAATGTTAGTAGTACATCACTACCATCTTTTATATTTTTAAGGCATATTTGTACTTTCATAACTATATCACCAGACCCCTGATTATAGTCTATCTTTGTTAGATAATATTCCAAGGGGCAGTATGTTCTATAAATCGTAATGAGTTCACCACTATTATGCAGAAGCTCATCATATGTTAACATTATTATAATATATAATAAAATCTTTATATAACGTCTCATACCATGTCAAATACTTAAGTTAAGAACTGCCTTGGTTTGGTTAAAAAACGTAAGCGCTCAATGAAAATAACTAATAAGCGTGTCTAGACCAATGTACGTTCAATCAATTCCCTTTTAATCAAACACATACGATGTTTATAGCGTTCCTTTTCATTGACAACCTTGGTAAATAGAAACTCATAGACGGCCCCCTCAATAAGTGTTCCTAATGCATTTAATGGACGAACCGCGCCATTGTTATAAATATCCATAACTTGCATGGTTGTAGAATTACTATTGACAGCAGAATGTATTCCTATGATAACACTGGCAATAGCCCGTATATTCATAGTCATAGTGTCATCAAATAAGAACTTTTCCATTATAATACAACAATACGCTTCAGGTAACAGGGTCAGAATCATCTGTTTTAGAAGTGGTTGATGTATATATATATCATCATAACTAAGGCTCATATAATTTGATTATAGTATCTAATCAAATTATAAATTCATATTTATTTGTAAACAGTGTCTATTTATTTTTTCTAGTCAGAGCCTTACGCTTAAGCAAGCCCTTACGCCGTTTGTAGGTCTTACGCTTACCTCCAGCAGGAGCAACAGCAGCAGGGTCCTCCATAACATACCTAATCTCAGGGTCAAGACCAGCCTTAACACGTTCACCACCCAATAAGTAGGCATGCCATAGTTTGTGTTTGACATTATCTTTAAACTGAGGATTGTTCACAGTCTTATAAAACCAGGCAAGAGCATTCACTAAATTCAAGTCAATCTG